GTACCTGATTTGTTAGTTAAGAAATTATCAGTAGCATACACATATCTCACTTTATAATAGTCATTGTAAGATTTATTTACCCCATCTTGACTACTTCTTTTGTTGGGAGTTGCACTTACTGCTGATGCAAGTTCTATATTATTGTCAGCTTCTTCATTTAATACTTTCTCAAAATCAAAATCTCTATGCTCACCATCTACCACTTCTTCATCTACTAATTCCCAATCTTCAGGCATATCTTCACCAAATTCTTCTATCCACTCTGCTAGTTGTGTAGCTTCAGTATGTCCTTCGCAAGCCATATAGACTGTCTTACCTTCATAATCGTGTTCGTGATACCCTTCACACCCTAAAGTCTTTGCACTCGCTAAAGCTTCTTCTATGGTATCAAAAACAGGCTTTCCATCAATCATTCCAACTTTTGAAAAATCCTCTCTTACATCTACATTAACATCTAAAGGAGCATATCCCATTTCTTCCCGTATTTCATCAGGAGTTAATACAGCCGCTAAATCTTGATTAGTAAACTTAATAGTAATAGGTTTAAGCTGCACAAACTGCACAGGCATATCCATATTGTTTACTTGAAATATCTTGTGCAATACTTTAAGTATTTGATTTTGAAATCCTACAACTACTGTATTTTTATAAAAATTAGAAGCTGCGTTTAGCTCGTCTGCATTGCTTGAGAACCCATTAGCACTATCCAAGCCCATAAGTGTCTTAGACGTCACCCTATGCCCTGAGAGGATGTTGCTAGTAAGTAGTTCTTGAAGTGCCAAATACTGTTTGTCCAAATCTGAAGGACTTATAGAAGTTATTTCAGGTACTCTAGTCTTATCGTCTGAGAATGTCAAGACAAATTTTCCTGCGTTTTTTTCTGAAGTAAATTTTTGTTCTAAGCTTTGTTCAATCTGATTTCTCTCTTCAGCGGTCGGGATTCCATTCGCAAAACTAATCATAAATGAACCTGTGAATCCATTAGAGATGTTATTGAGGTGAAATTCTGAAACCTTTGAGTCTATCAAAGCCCAATTATTACAACTAACGTAATCGGGAGTATAATAAGAATTCATATTAGGACTGTAAAGCCCTGTGTATAATATTTGATTAGGTGAAGTTCTATCGTTTACATTAAAGGCAGGTACTCTATAAGGCTTATTCATTCTTGTATTTGCCCAATCTCCTGATACATAGTAACCTCTAGTCTTTCCAAATTCATCAGGACGTTCACATCTAATTTTTTCGACAGGAATGTGGTACAGCTCTGCTATTTGAGTCCTGTCTTTTGACCATACTATGTTAAGGGCAAAGCCACCCTGAAGCTTAAAGTCAAATGCTACCTTTTTCAATACTTCGTGTAGTGTTTCATTTCCATTAGCATTATTCATAAAGTTTTGAAGCTTTACCCTTGCTTCTTCATCTCTATCTTCTTCATCAGTTATAACTAAGTCCTCAGCACTAATCATTTCAGCAGTAGCATTTACGATAGCAGCCGTTATAGAACTAGAATAGTAAAGGTCAATTAAGAACTGTGGGTAGAGGTTTCTCCATTGCCCATTAGCGTCGCCGTATTCAATCCAATCTTTTCCCCTTACCTCCTGCACTAAGGGACTTGTTGAAGTGCTTAAATCTACTGAAATTATTTTATCCATTTTATAAGTTTGAAAGTCTTTCGTTTATTAAATCTGTTAATGCTTGTGAAGTAGAATCAAATACCATTATTTCAAAAATACTCCCATCAAATTTTTCTCCTATTTCATTGAATCTAGGAACAGTTGTTAAAGTATTAGTATTTTGAACTATCCCATTAAAAGTTAATTCTATTGTATTGGCAGCGTTTCTTGTGAGTACTATGTAAGCATCTTCAATAGTTCCTGTTGTAGTAAATAAGTTTTTTCCTACTCCTGTTCCACCATATATATCAACATTACAGCATCCACCAATTTCAATTATCGACTGATTTGTTGTTGAGCTTAATATGTTTGATGTTCCTGTAATACTTTTAGATTTAATTTTAAAAGCAATTGTAAACTGAGATGTAAGCTGATAACTGGCAAAGGATTGTAATACATCAGTAACACCTGTAGTATCAAAAATAAGACCACCTGTGCTTGCAGTATATGAAGGTCTTGAAGCCAATACCGCTTGTGATAAATCAAATGTATTCGCAGAACTATCTATCCATTCACTTACATTACCACTACTATCTAAAGTAATTCCTACTTTATTTTTATACCAAGCAATCATAGATGTTTCATCCGCAGGATTCCACACATCAATATCTTGACCATACCACACATAATTAGGACTATCTTGTGATTCGTGTTGGTTGTATTGTACTTGCTCTGTTCCTAATTTCTCAGTCAAGTTTAAGATACCCTTAGTAACTAATCCTTGCACTATTCCGTGAGGGTCATCAACAGATAAGACATCTGTTTCTGTTGCCGGAGCAAATCCAAAAGCGACATTTACAGCACCTTTCCAAGTAACTTCATAGACTTCATACTTCCAATGACCCGCAGGTAAAAGATTAACTTTTCCTGTATATCTATCAGGAACTACATTATAAAGAAAATCTAATTTTGTATATCTTTGCTGCGGACCTTTTAATGAAATTGGATATACATATTCAATATCACCATTCATATCATTTATAAGCTTTACTAGCAATCTAACTTGACTGACTGAAACTTCAGTATCGATTCTATTGTCCTCAGTAGATAAGTAAGCTGTAAAGTCTGATTCTGTAAATCCTTGTATCATATTATATAATAGAAAAAGTATGATTCTGTTTGGTTAATAAGGGAAAAAGGCTGCCGAAGCAACCTTAACCCCATAGTGAACGCTAGGTTTCCCTATATACGGACTAACCGCACCACCCTCACTAAGTGTAGAAAAGGGTATCAATTAAGATACCCCATTCAAAATTATAAGAAAACAGATAAAAAGATTAGTTTATGTCTACTGTAAAGTCAGAGAATGCTGTATTATCAAATGGTTCAGATGTGTAATCTGCCACGAATGGGAACGGATTAGGCTCTAAACCATCGAAGGTAAGAGTGTATCCGTTTCTGTCCCCGAAAGCAGCACCTGTGTCCATAGTACCTGTATTCAAAGCCATACCATTAGTCACTCCTAAAGCAATAATAGTATTATGCTGATTAGCAGGGATAATTTCATTTAATTGAGCAAAAATTACTACTTTAGTTTGACCTAATAAACGAATTTCGTTTTGATCAATAGCAGTAAGTTTATTCATAACTAGATTTACGGTTGGAGTGTAAAAAATCGTTCCGTTTTCAGTAGAACCTGTAATAGTTTCAGTTACAGAAGCAGCACCTAAAGGCATTGCATATCTATAAATTACTGAACTACCAACCATATTAATATCTGATACGCTTCCTGCTGCTTGTACTATTCCTGCTGTTTCTATTGGAGTTAGATATTGGTCATAAACCCCAAAATAAAGGTAGCGAACTCCACCCGAAATTCTCGAACAGTCTAATTCACGTCCTTTTGTAAGTGCTATACAATGTGCCATTTTTTTTTATTTTTTTGGGTTAAAAAGTTGGGAGGATTTTATCCCTCCCTTCTTTATATTTATTTATTAAGATACAAGTACGCAATCAGCTCCTGTTCCTGTTTGTGTTCCTCCTGAGTAACGAGCTACCAATCTCATATTATCTGAACCATCTAACTGAGCCATATCCATCAAAGTAATTCTAGTTGCATCTGAAAGTAAATCAGTCCCATAAAATAAATTACTCTTCTGAGCTACTACGATTGCTGCATTTTGTAAACCATTACACACAGCTATTTTTATTCCGTTAAACATTGGAACGTACTCACCCTGCATATTGTAAGCGTTTAAGTAACCTAAAGCTGAAATTGCTTGGATGTATAATTGGTAATTTTTTTGGTTTAAGTAGATATGTAAATCATCTTTACCAATAACTGCTGATGGTACTGCATCTAATCCTGCTTGGATGTCAGCAATAATTGTTCCTACTACTGGAGCAACACCTGCACCTCCTGTTAAAACTGCTTGCACTACTGTTGCATCATTACCAGCTCTTAACCATCCTGCAGCTCCAGCTCCTGTGAATCCGATAAAGTCCCCACCTGCATTAGCAACACCTGCCCAAATAGAATTTTCTGTTGCTTCAGCAATAATATCTCCCATATATGAGATTACATACTCGTCAAAAGAAGCTGGAAATGGTGCGCCTGCTCCTGCTCTCATTTGTAAACTTTCAAAGCTGTCTAAAAGTTCAGATTTGCATAAATCCATATTAATTTGTAGATTTGCAGGCTCTAATACCTTCTCAGTTAAAGCAAGTGTTCCTGCTCCTGTGAAATCGCACGTTGCTGCTGAAACACTAGCTACAGTCTGATTTAGTGCCTGCACATTACTTTTATACTTGATATTTTCTATCATTGTTAAATAGTCAAGTGAGTTTGCTCCTAGAAGTGCTTTGCTGATGAAAAATCCTGCTGCCTTCCCTGCGAAATTGCTTGTTGTTGTTAAAGCCATTTTTTTGTTTGTTTTAGTTTATATTATTAGTTATGTAAATTGTATAAGAATTTTTCTTGTTTTGTCATTCTTCTTAAATCTTGTTTTGTTGGTGTTGCTCTTTCTGAACTAAATTTGTTTGTATCTAAAGGAGCTGATGCAGGAGCTTCTGCTAACTCAGTTTTTAATTTTTTATTTTCAGCTTTCAACTTTGTTAATTCATCTTCTGCTGAGAACTCAACTACTTCTGTAGTCTTAATAGTTTTAGGATTAGTAGAAGGCTCTGTTACTTCTTCAGCCATTTCTTCAACCTCATCATCTCCTCCGTCTTTATCTCTTTTAAGGTCAGCTACTGCATCTTCTAAGTTTTGGATTCTTTTCTCCATACCTGCCCAATCTTCAACGTCAGCTTCTTCAGCTAATTCCATTTCTTCTTCAACTACTTCTTCTTCAGTTTCGCTTTCCATAACTTCAGAAACAATACCTTCCTCTTCAACTCTAAAAGATACTCCTGTATCAGTCTTGTAAGTTCCGACAGGCAATAAGATAGTAGTACCATCTTCAGTTAAAACAGAGATGTCTACACCTGCTTCTAATTCTTCAGCAGTTGAAACGAAAATAGTTCCGTCTTCTGACTTCG